CCTGCCGACAATCAAATCTACAAGGTCTACTGGGATGGCAAGCTGACCGGCGAGGAAAAGGAATGGACGAGGGATATTAAGAAACTATACAACATAGACATTAATAGCCGGCAGATGGCATGGTGGCGATGGAAGATGCTGGAGGGCATTAAAGATGAATCCCTGATGTATCAGGAGTTCCCGCCCACCGAGGATTACGCCTTCATTCTTTCTGGCAGTAGCTTCTTCTCTACAGCCCGTTGCACTGATGCCTACAAGATAGCCAAAAAGATAGAGGCTGATTACTATCGCTATAGTATGGGAGTTAACTTCCATGATACTGATTGCTTAAAGTCTACCGAACGCTTGGCTACTTTGAAGGTATGGGAAGAGCCGGTAGATACCGCCTACTATGTTATTGGCGCTGATCCGGCTTATGGCTCTTCAGATTGGGCAGACAGGTTCTGTATCCAAGTATTTCGTTGCTATGCAGACGGTATGGAGCAGGTATGCGAGTTTGCTACCAGCGAGATGAATACCTATCAATTTGCCTGGGTTATTGCCCATATAGCCGGCGCATACAAGAATTCAACCCTGAATCTTGAGGTCAACGGCCCAGGTCAGGCAGTAATCAACGAGCTGCGGAACCTGAAACGACAAGCGGCCAATATGGGAACCAAGTTTGGCAAGAACCTGATGGACGTTCTAGGGCATATGACTAACTATCTTTGGCGTAGGCAGGACTCATTGGGGGGGCCAACTAACTCTATAGGCTGGCTCACTACCACCGCGTCTAAAGAACGGATGCTGGCCTACATGAAAGACTACTTTGAGCGCGGGATGCTGGCTATCTATTCCCTAGATACCCTGGATGAAATGAAAACAATTGTCCGTGATGGCGGCAGTATTGAGGCTTCTGGCAGGAATAAGGATGATCGTGTCATTGCTAGCGCCTTGGCTTGCGCTGCCTTTGCCGAACAAGTGCAACCTAGACTTATACAGATGAGAATAACTAGAGATGTATCCAGGAAGAAAGATGTTCACAATGAGCCAGTAGGTGAGGCGATGAATAAGAACGTAGGCAATTATCTTAAAAAGATAGGCGTATATGGAACTTAAGAATAAGTTCGAGCGTTATTTAAAACAGGTTTTAGATACCGTTTACTCTGAACCTGATACTCCTAATTTCCATACGCCTATCATTCATCAGATGGTTGATATGTTTGTCCCTATGATGGATTTGAAGAAAGATTCTCATATACTGGACATTGGATGTGGGCAGGGTGCATTTATAAGATACATGGCACATAAAGGATTTAATAATTTAATCGGAGTGACACTAAACACTGAAGATTCAAATGCTTGCGAAGAGGATGGGTTTGAAACATTATGTTGCGACTTTTCCGATTTGCCTCTTGGAAATAATAGTGTTGATTTGATCTGGTGTAGACATGCATTGGAGCATAGTCCATTCCCAATATTTTCATTGATGGAATTCAACAGATTGTTGAAAACAAATGCATTTATGTATGTAGAGGTTCCAGCGCCAAATATGGACGATAGGCAGCATGAAAATAATCCTAATCATTATTCCGTATTGGGTGACAGGATGTGGATAAGTTTGTTTAATAAAACAGGATTTAATGTTGTTGAATACAGGCAATATAAATTTGAATTGAATCAAGAAGGAAAAGCAATTCCAGAGTTGTTCTACTGTTTTCTTTTAAAAAAGAATCAATCATTGCCATGCAACCAGTGATAGGTAGACAAGAACTTTATCGGATCATGGATAATTTTCTTAAAGACGAAAACAGAGGAATATCTATTCAGTTGTTTGCTGAACTCTGCGGCCTATCCAAGAAAACCATACTGGTTGTGTTCGTTCACAAAGAAGAACGGATGACCGAGAAAACTCAGCGCAGGGTAAGCATGGCGTATACCAATTGGAAGAACGGCGAAGTATCAATAATGCAGAACCGAGATAAAACTAAATTTGTTCAATATAGAAAAGAAGCAAAGCCTAAGATGGCAAAAAGTATGGCAATAGAGTTTGTTAACGGCAGCGTAAGGATTAAAGCAGGAATACGTAATAAGAGTGATTATTCTAATTACAATATTGATGAACAATTAACGGGGAAGATAAATGTCTAACATATTAAATGATTACAAGTGTCCTGAGCATGGGTACTTTGAAGGAACCAAGGCTGAGTGTCCAGAGGGATGCTTGGATGGCGTGATGATGGTATTTCTTAAAGCACCTGGGTTTGTTAGTGCCAAAACTAAAAGGAATGATAAAAGGCTTAAGCAATTAGCCGCAGATTACAAAATGACTGATATTAAGTCTACCCGCGAGGGCGAATCTCAGTCAAACTACCTAGCCAAGAACAATCCGGTTGTATCTTCTCAGTCTGAACAGCCTCGTGAGCCTCGTCCAGGCGATTCTGTTATTTGGGGCGATTCTGGTGGCAAAAAGTTAAGTATGGGCAATATTTTAGGTGGCAGGGCGTTTCCTCCGGTAAGGGATGAGCAGGTTGGATTTAACCCTAAACAAAATGGTAACTTGACAGGCCCACGATCTGCGTCTTATATTCCTGACCATGAGAACTTGGCTATAAAGAAATAATGCGTATTCCTAGCGACCATGCGGAACGAGAGTCATTTTATCTCGACCTTATTGAGAAATGTCATGTGTCGAAAGACGAGCGCAAAGGTGATTACACAAGTCTGCGCTCTTGGTATTTGTTTGGAAGCGGCCCTGAAGAAACGCCGGCACTATTCAATAAAATATTCCCGCATATAGACCAGTTAACTTCATTCCTGTATTCCGCAGAAACTACACGGTTTAGCATCAACATAGGCGCATCAGTTGATGTGGCAGAACAAAGTAAAATTCCTGTTCTTACTCAGGCGTTGAATGATGAATGGCTCAACAGCAATGCAGACCAAGTATTTAGCACCGCACTTACTTGGTCGCTGGTTTACAACAGTACATTTATAAAACTTATATACAATAACGGCATTCATCCGTATCTTGTAGAGCCATCGGCAATAGGTGTGCTGCGCGAGGACGTTCCTTACATGGATCGTCAAGAAGCTATTGTTCATACCTACTACATCACTCGTTCAGATTTGATGGCAAGACTGTATTCGCATCCTAAACGCGATGCAATAATGAAACGCCTGACCGCTGGATACCATGCTACGCAAAGCGATATTCCAGAGGGTGTGAACAGGATTCTAATGTCGCAGGTAGACAATTCCGATCCTGGAAGCCTTTACGGAAACGTCAATTTAGACTTGTATGGAATGAATAGATACAAGGCCAGGGTTGCTGAAGATACCGTAGAGATGCGGGAGCTATGGCTGTGGAATGACGAATCTGGAGATTATCAGGTTGTAACTACGGCAGATCCAGACATTATTATTTATGACAGAGCCGGCGAATCAGTATTCTTGAAGGGTGAGATACCTTTCATCCAGGTTTGTCCTAGCCCGTTATACGATTATTATTGGGGACAGTCTGAAGTTGGCCGCTTGATATTTCTTCAAGGTATGCGAAATAAGCGTATGGGAGAAATACAAGAACTTCTTACCAAGCAAGTAAACCCGCCAACAGCCCTTACAGGTTTTAGCGGGATCTTGGATGAGAAAAACTTTGCCCTTAATCGGGCTGGTGGGCTTCTGTCGAGCGATATGCCTAATGCCAAGGCAGAACGCCTTGCCCCGCAAATGCCTAATGATCTCTACGAAACTATACGTGAGATAGATCGCATGTTCGAGGAAGCATCTGGCATTGGTAATGTGCTGCAAGGCAAAGGCGAGTCAGGAGTTCGTTCAGCCGGCCATGCTAGCCAGCTTGCCAGGTTGGGTTCCAGCAGGGCAAAAAAAAGAGCATTGATAATAGAAGATTCGCTTGAGAAGGTAGCAACGCTTTACCTCAAGTTAATGCAAGTCTATGATAATACTCATTTTAGAGACACTGAAAACAAGCCATTCATATCAGAGCAGTTTACTAATGACTTTGTTGTGAAAGTGGATGCTCACTCTAATAGTCCTATATTTACCGAAGATTTGAGAGCATTGGCATTTAATCTATTTAAAGCCAAGGCAATTGACAGAGAATCATTGCTGGATCTGCTAGAGCCACCAATGAAGCAAGAACTAAAAGACAGGCTTAAGAGGATGGATCAAAAAGAAGCTAATAATCCCCCTCCGCCGCCTAAAGGTGGAAAACCAGAACTAAAAGCAGTTGGAGGCGAATAATGCCAATACCAGTTCAACCTAAAGCCGATCAACCAAGAGTTTCTACTGAAAGCCTAGATAAAGGCCAGCCTCAGTTGCAATACAGGGTTCAAGGCATTAAAAGCATGGCTAAACCAACCGCAAGACCGGATAAACGAGCAACCAGAGAATATTGACAAGGAGATTGATATGTACAAAACAAACAAACGCAATCGTAAAACGCGCCGGTAACAATTCCTCGAAAGAGAAATAGGGTATGGCTGGTTTCCCTTTTATAATTGGCCGCTTGTTGAAAGGAAATATTATGGCTCGCAAAGGTCGCAAAGGTCGCAAGTAATTCGTAAGAATTAGTGCCGCATAAGGGGGCGGTACTTAAAAAAATACCCCCCGTAGCATTTATTGCTTGACAAGTAAGTGAGTATTTACTAATACTGCGAATAATTAGGGAATAAATTATGAGCGTACCATCCAGTAAATTAATGGATATGATTAAGAGCCAGCGCGGTGGCAATGGCCCTGCATCAACTAAATCTCCAGATATGGAAACATCAGAGATAGGTGAGCCTTCTACTGGTGACGCTCCTCCGATGGCAGCGCCAATGTCTACTCCAGAAGCAAAGATGGGTAACATTGAGGCGGCAAAGATCAATATCTCTATGGCGATGGATTTGATAGAGCAAGCATTGCCAGCCTTGGGTAGCGAATCGCCTGAAGGACAGAAGGCTCTTTCAGTGCTGCGTCAAATGTCTAGCATCCTTGGTGGGCGCAAAGAAAAAACCAAAGAATTGCAAAACGCAGAAATAATGCAGATGTTACAAAGCCTACCTCAAGCTGGAGGCGCAACGCCTGAAGGTAAAGCAATGGCAGGAGCGCCGGCTATTCCTGGCATGTCTGCTCCTCCTCCTGGTGGCGGTATGCCTCCTCCTAGTGGTATGCCCCCAAGCATGCCTCCTCAACCTCCAATGTAAGGAATAATAATGGACTTGTTTAAGCCAAAAGGCGCAGCGTCACCCCGTCGTCCGACTGATAATAATCAAATGAACGGGCAAATTTGTAACACTCCCAGATTTTCTCAATTTGGTGGACTTAATTCTGCTGGCAAACTTAGCAAGAATAAAATGTCGCTTGAGAAAAATATTACTGCTAAAAAAGTCATCTAAGGTAAAAGGGGATAGTTATGAGCCTAGAAGATTTAAGCATGGAGGCGCGAGATGAGTTGGCATTGCTAGCTCGTCAATTGTCTGAGAATCCGGCTACTCGCAAAGACTTCCTGCGACTGACAAAACGCAGTAGGCCGGATATGCCTATTCCAGAACTGGAAATTGAGGATTCTACTCAAGCCTCGTTTAAGAAATCCGAACAACGGGTTCAGCAACTGGAAAATCGTCTACGTGAAAAAGAAGCAGTTGAAGAGCTTGGTCGTAGACGTAACACGCTAATGAAAAAAGGCTTGATAGACAGAGAAGAAGATATTGAACAAGTTGAAAAGGTTATGCTTGAAAAAGGCATTACCAACCATGAGTCAGCAGCAGAATATTGGCAGTGGATGAAACAATCCGCTGTGCCGACTCCAAGCGGCTATAACCCCAATGTTATTAACAAGTTTGACTTGTCTAAATATTGGAAAAATCCGGTTATGGGCGCTAGAGATGAGGCAGCAAAGGCACTTAATGAATTGCGGAAAAACCCGCGACCATTTGGTTAAGTAGTACTAGGGGATATTTTTTAATACGGAGATAAACCATGCCTATAGGCGGCGGTATTCTTCCAGCGACCGGTAGTACTCAATACACCGAGTTAACTTACGTCACACGACGTGCGTTTATTCCGAAGCTGGTTGTTCAACTTTATAACTCGACACCTTTGATGGCAGCCCTGATTGCTAACAGTCAGCAAGCCTCAGGCGGTGTTTCCTCGGTAACCGTTCCTGTTCAGGGTTCGCAGTTCGTCAACGCTCAATGGTCGGATTACAGCGGATCGTTCGCTCAACCAGCCGTTCAGCAAGGCGCGTACAATGCGGAATTCAACCTGAAACTGATGATTGCTCCAGTTCCGTTTCTAGGAATGGAAGGCGCAGTTCAGCAGGATCATGCGATTATCCCGTTGATCGAAGCTCGAATGAACGATGCGACCAACGTAATGATGGATGCAATGGCTACAGCCCTGTATAACAATACCAGTAATACGCAACAGTTTATTGGTTTGCCGGCTGCGGTTTCCTCGTCTGGAACGTATGGCAATATCAATCGTTCTACTTATTCTTGGTGGCAATCTAAAGCCTACGCTGCTGGTTCGGTTAATCCTACTCGTCAAAACGTCCTGCAATATATTAGCGGAACGGTTAAGAATGGCGCAGAAGTCCCGTCATTTGGCGTTTGCGGATTTGGAACCTGGACGCTTTTGGCGCAGGATTACGTAGGCCAAGAGCAATATGTCATTACTCCAGGATCTGGATTTGATGCAGATGGAAATGGCCCCCAGGCAGCTTTTCGCGCATTGATGGTTGCTGGCGTTCCGATTTATCCCGATCCGTACTGCCCCGAAGGAACTCTGTATCTTTTGAATACTAACTACCTGTCGTTGTATATTCACGACCAAGGTTCGTTTGTGTTTACTGGATTTGAGTCTACTCTTCCGAACTGGCAGATAGGTTATGTTGGCGCAGTTTTGATGATTGCCGAATTGGTGAACACCAAACCTAAGTCAATGACCGTCGTGTCGGGCTATAACTCACTGTCTATCTAAGGAGAAATAGTCATGGCACTCGGCTTAAATAAAATTCTTGTTGCTGGCACTACTACTAATACAGCGGCTGCATACCTTCAAACAACTACTGTTGCCGCTGTCACTAGCGGAAATGGAACGGTGGTTGTTGCTGGCGCGTATCAAATTAACGCGCAAGCAAACGTCACCATCGTTATGTATGATGGATCTGCGTGGGGAGTAATGATTGCCAATAACACTGGTGGTTATTTTGTTTCGGATGGCACTAATGTTGGGGCAAAAGCTGTCGGTACAAATGCTACGGTAACCCTTATTACCGTCAACGGCGGCCAAGCTGTTAGTGGCACGTACAACGCGTAAGGAGAGTTAAATGTCTAGCGCAGATTCAGTATCGTCAAATTATCCTGACAAATTTGGCAATTATGCCATTGCTTCAGTAACTGGTGCTTCACTTGCGACCGCTGGTAATGTTGTTATTTCACTTCCGTTTCTTAGAGGTGGACTAACGGCAGGAAGCTCTGCGAATGCTTCTGGACAGGTTATTATTCGTCGTATTACAGTTCAAAATGCTAATACAGATGTATCGTTAGCAAATATTGCTGTCACTATTTCTAGTGCTGGCAATGTTGCCGCAGCAAATGCAGTTGTTGCAAACGTACTTTTGACTACGCTTACTACTAGTCAACGGTGGCAAGATTTGACGGTTGCCGGCATTTTTGGGGCGAATACGACGGTTAATGGCTATACAAACCAGTGCTTGTTTGTGAACGTCAATACCGCTGTTGCTAACGGTACGGTTGATATTCGCGTGTATGGCGATGTGGTAAGTTTCTAATGACCACAGTATATGTGACGAACAAAACGGATAAACCTCTTATTATTCAATATGAATTTAAAGAGTTGAAGTTTCCGTCTAATGAGACTATCTCTGTTTCTGAGGATTGCGCTCGTCATATATTCGGGTATGGAGTAATTAACAAAGAGCCTCACATGGCAAGTCTTGGAATTATCAAAACGACTAACGACATACCAGAAGGACTTAAAATTCTGGAGAAGTTTGAGATAAGCCAAGAACAGCCCAAAAAGAACCATCTTCTATCCCCGATGGTAGAGCGAGTACCCTTGCCTTCAAAAAAAGGTGAGGGGAAAGTTTTATCCATCAATTAACATGGGATATAAATGTCACAAACTCTCGGCGGCTACATAACGGAATGTAGGAGACTTTTGCATGATGCAAATGCAAACTTTTGGACTGATACAGAATTAACTGATTATATAAATAGCGCCCGACTAAGGTTGGTGCGCGATACTGGCTGCCTTCGCACGTATCAAACTTCCGCTACAGTAACCGATCAAGAAGTCTATCAATTTAGTACGCTTCCTAATGCTGCGTATACGATGGACATTCTTAATATTAATATTATTTGGGGCAATAGTAGAATTCCCATGCGCTATATGGCGTGGTCTGATTTCAACGCCCAACTACGTTTTTGGCAAAACTACAGCGGCAGACCTATAGCATTTTCTATGTATGGCCCTACTAGCTTTTACCTTGGGCCGTATCCAGATCAAGTTTATGTTATGGAACTGGACACGGTTATCATGCCTACCCCGCTTGTTTCCAGCACAGATGTAGATGAAATACCTGATCCGTGGACTACTCCGGTAGCTTTCTACGCTTGCTATAAGGCCAAGTTTAAAGAACAGTCTTATGGTGAATCTGAAATATTTAAACAAGAATATGTAAGGCAAGCTCAATCGGTATTGGCTAGCACATATACCAGAAGGCTTCCTTCTCCATATAGTTCTTAATGATATGGCTGCCGCAGAGCAAAAGAAATCTTACAATGTAATAAAGCAATTCAAGGGCGTTAATACTAAAGCCAATAGAACTTCTATTGATGCAGAAGAATTTTCCTGGTTAGAAAACGCGCAACCAGTAGGATCTGGCAATTTAAAGATAACGCCATCAAGAAGCACTGTTCTTGACTCTGGAAATGCTGCCGTTACTTTTGCCAACACTGTAGTTTATTTGACTAGCGCAAATATAAACAATTCTGATTATGTCATTGCTTTTGAAGATAATGGTCGAGCAGAATTTTTTAACTTAACAAGTTCTACAAAAGGAAATGTTGCTATTACGGGGACATTTTCAAATTCCGGCGTACAAACAAGCCAATGGAAAGATGAACGTCTTTTAATCGCAGATCCATCTAAGGGATACTTTACATGGAATGGAAACAATACTGTATTTGTAGGGTCAGTAGGCCCAATAGGTGCAGTAAATATCGGAACTGGATATACGTCTGCCCCAACCGTCGTAATAAGCTCCCCAAACGACGCTAATGGAGTCCAGGCCCAGGCAGAAGTTACTGTTGCTAGCGGCGGCATAACTTCGATAACCATTACGGAAGCTGGAACAGGTTATAACTCTGCTCCAACTATAACTGTATCTGGAGGAGCCGGATCAGGGGCAAACTTGGTTGGAGGTCTGATTACCTTCGCCACTGGAACGGTATCTTGCCTGATTACTAATCCAGGTTCAGGCTATACCAATGCAGCCAATACTATAGTAACAATATCTGGTGGAGGCGGCAGCGGAGCAACTGGTACGGCTATTGTTGCCGGCAATCAGGTAAATACAATAATAATGACCAATCCAGGCTCTGGTTATACTAATAGTGCCAATTTGACGGTGACTATTACTGGTGGCGCTGGAGCAAACGCTACTGCTACCGGAATTATAAATAGCGCGACTAACTCTGGCATATCCTCGTTTTCTGGACGGGTATGGGTGTCTTTTGGGCGTACTGTGGCCTATAGCGCAGCTAGTTCATACAATGATTTTACTAGCGTGTCAGCAGGAACTATAACACTTACCGATGCGACCTTGCATGGCAATATTCAACAGATCATATCGGCTAATAACTTTTTATATATATTTGGCGATAACAGTATCAACGTATTTTCTGATGTAAGAGTTGATTCTACTGGCAATTCATTATTCACCAATACTAACGTATCTGCATCCGTTGGCAGCAAAAGGCCACAGGGGATATTTCCTTATTTTCGATCTATATTGTTTATAAATGACTATGGAATCTATGCGCTTGTCGGATCTACAACCACTAAACTGTCAGACCCACTGGACGGTGTATTCCCATATATCGACTTTTCCTATCCGATTACCTCCGGTCAAGTCCTTTTAAATAACCTGCTGTGCGCTGCGTTTAATTTTAAACAAAATTATTTCGGTGGCAGCAGGTATGTTCAGGCTGTATTTTTTGAGAAAAAATGGTTTTTTACCAGCCAGGGAGATGCAATTGATTACGTTGTATCAGCGCCATTTCAAGGCGTTATTAACTTGTATGGGGTAGATGCAAAAGCACTATATAAATTGTATGGAAATGCATCAGCAAATGTAAGCTCAACGATTCAGACTGCGTTGAACCCGATGGGAGATCCCATTCGGACTAAGCAAGCATTGAAGTTTGCGATAGAGGCAACGATTACTAATGCGGCAACACTTAATGTAACTGTTGACTCTGAGAATGACTCTAGCCCATCGTATGCGTTAACTAATGCTATAGATTGGATCAATAACTCTAGCGCAATCATTAATTGGACTAATAATAGTTCAGTAATTATTTATTGGAATTATACAACTGGATACTTTCTATATAAATCTGACGCGCAACAATACGGTAAATATCTTGGTTTAACCATGACGAGCAGTTCTCCTCCGTTTGTGGTTAATACATTTGAATTTGAACAAGAACTACGAGTGAGGTTTTAATATGGCCGTTCCAAACATTTTTGCTACCGCAACAAGTTCTATTCCTTTGTCGCAGCTTGATACTAATTTTGCTACCGCTATTACACTGGGAAGCACTGCCCTATACCTTGGGAATACAACTACTTCTGTAGCGGGGCTTACGATAACCGGTGGTGCTTTTAACGGCACTGTAGGTGCAACTACGCCATCGACGGGTGCGTTTACCACAGGCACATTTTCAAGCACTCTCGCAGTAACAGGCATAACAACTGTCGCAGCAGGTAGCGCAGCACTCCCCGCCATCGTATCTACGACCGGCACAGCCGACACCGGACTGTGGTTCCCAGGTGCAGATGCGATTGCTGCTAGTACGTCTGGCGTGGAGGCTTTGCGTATCACCTCCGCTGGCAACGTGGGGATTGGTGTCACATCTGTAGCAGCAAAGTTAGATGTTGGCTCATTATCATCAACTCCAGCTATTATTCGGCTTACGTCAAATACAACCGGCGCTGGAGCCGGTGATGGATGCAGATTAGATAACTACTCAACAACCAACGCAGGTGCTTCTTATCAGCTTGGTTTAACTGAATTTGACCGCGCAGATGGCACTGGAACGTCCTCATTTTTTGCGGTGAGAACCCGTGTATCTGGCACTGTTGCAGAACGTATGCGTATCGACTCCAGCGGCAACATGCTTGTTACCAATGTCGCGGGTCTAGGCTACGGCACAGGCGCAGGTGGTACGGTTACACAGGCAACAGATAAGAGTACTGCTGTAACGTTGAACAAGCCTTGCGGAACAATCACAATGAACGGCGCAGCGTTGGGTGGACTAACTACGGTAACTTTTACCCTAAACAATTCCATACTGGCAGCAGCAGATACAATCACGGTTAATCTTAATTCTTCTTCGGGTAACTTTGTTAATTACACATTACAAGCAAGCGCGTGGAGTGCTGGCACTGTAATTATAAAACTACGAAACGACACAGTTGGATCGTTATCCGACGCGGTTCAATTTAACTTCAATATACACAAGGGAGCTACATCTTGAAATACTTAGCCGCAGTCTGTCACGACATTAAATCCAACACGCTTGAAGCCACATGGCTGGAGGAAGTTCTTGACGAAAACGATGTCGTTAAAGAACTCAAACGCGTAAAGTGCCGCAACTACAGCGCCGAGCAGAAAGACGAGTTCCTCGTTGATTGTGGCGAGGACGGTCAAAAGTATGCAACTTTAGCTGGTTGGTAATAATGGGAACTAACGCATTTACTGCAATGGGTAATACCGTTACTTTTACTGCAAGTACAGCGGCTCCTACAGCAGTCCAGGCTGTATCTTCTAGTCTTGGCGGAAATCAATATCGAATTATAAATGCAGGTCTGGTTACTGTATTCCTTGGTTATGGAACTACAGCGGCATTGGCAAATACTAACGCTACTGTAATAACTACTACTGGAGCCTCCATTCCTATCATTTCTGGAACTGACGAGATTCTTACCTTTGCTCCAAACGCATACTTTACTGGCATCACTTCATCAAGTACTGCGGTTGTCTACGTAACGCCTGGCGATGGTTTATAGAGTATGTTAAAAACCACAAGCTCAACCATAAACGCTATTGGTGCTTTGAATTATAAAGGCACTTGGAATGCATCAACTAATAGTCCTACATTGGTTTCTAGCGTCGGAACTAAGGGGGATTATTACGTTGTAAGCGTTGCTGGCAGCACTAATCTTAATGGAACGACTTTGTGGGGCATTGGTGATTGGGCGGTATTTAATGGATCTGTCTGGCAAAAGGTAGACGGTGGGGATACAACAAACATAACATCCCTAATTGTCACATCTCTTACTGGGTATATGTATGCCAACAATACAAGCGTTGTAACTGCGTCAACGACTGTCCCTAACTCAGGTCTTGCCAACAGTACAATTATATTAGGCAATACAACAGTTACGTTAGGCGGCACTACTACTTCTGTTGGAAATCTTACGCTAGCTAACGTGACTATTTCTAGCGGAGCCATTAACGTCCAAGTTACAAATCTTACTTCTGCTCTTACCGCTAATGCTACTTATGCTATTGCCAGCTTGCCTTTGCAGCCAGCGGGATTTATACAAACTAATGTCAATGGAACCGTAGTCAAGATTCCGTATTACGCGGTTTAATTATGAATATGTCGCAACTCTCATCAGTTAAGTTTGGGGACGTTGAATCTCTAAGCGAATTCCTGTTTGAGAATGGACTACAGCATAAATTATTTCAAGAAACATTTATGGATAATGGTGAGTCTGTTCCAATATATCCATTGATGGACGCAGACACCGATAACCTGGATGATTGGCTACAGGCTCATCAGGTGGAGCATCAATACTTTGCAAGCGTATTAAGTCTAAATAATCCTTTTAACATGTTGGATGTTGATTTTAACAACGAAGAATCTTTTTATGATTGGTTATCTACGCATTTGTATATACATCAACAAATAGCATCATCACTAGGATTGACGTAATGACTAGCCAAGTATTGATAAATGCAATTGCTCCATACGTTAGACAAAGCTATGTATACGGTGGAGTAGGGCCGTGGTTTGATTATCAATCATCGTTAAATCAATTAGAACAATTTAATTCAGCGTACGGCTATAACCTTACCGACGAACAACTTGCGTTTGGAATACGTGCCGCAGCAGAGTCACATCATCAAAATCAGTTAAATGCAGGTAATCCTAATGGATATTATGATGGGTCAATGCCCGTAGGATCACCTGCTATTGGTGCGATGGAATTGGCTTTATTACACGCCAAAGGCGGTGAAGCTCAAAATGAATTTAAAGCTCGTCCAGAAATACAAAAAATGCTTTCTGATGGGCAAACATGGGGAGACAACAGATTCCTTGAAATACAAGCCAATCAACGCGACGCATATGCTGCTGGACATGCAAATGACAGAATGAGTTTTGGGGACGCAATTAGAGAACTTGGGCCTAGAGCTGCTATTGGGTTAGCTACATTATATAGCGGAGGCATGGGTCTTTCTGGTCTGGCTGCTGGAGCCGGAACAGCTTCAGGAGCTTTGAGTGCCGCGAATACGTTGACCAATGTATCTGGAAATAGCGACACACCTTTGGGAAGAGCGCTTCGCATAGCAAGTTTAGCAAATACGGGTGTAAATGTTGGTCAAGATCTGGCTGAGGTTGCCGGTTCTGGAAATGTTGATGCAGTAAGTCAGGCTCCTGATGTTCCTTTAAATGCGCCTGATGCTGAGTTGCCTCCTTTGCAAGATGATTATATTGGCGATCCATCCGACATTGCAGCGGCAAATCCAGACCTTTATCCAGGTGGAGAATTACCTGTTGACGGACAATCCACAGAATTTAGCCCAGGGGACAGCCAAGGACAGTATGTAGATACTCCTGTCGAAGAGCCATCAATAACTCCTGAAGATACCGCATCTCCTGCTGGCGAAGAGGCTCCTGCTGAAGTAAAAACTCCGGTCGAAGAAGCCCCCGTTGAGGAGGCTCCGACAGAAGAAGCCCCTGCCGAGGCTATTGAGGAAGAGGCTCCCGTTGAGGAAGAGGCTCCGGTCCCCAAGGAAAAAAGCACTGCTTCAGAAAGATTAAGTAAACGAGCGTTAAACTATGGTCTTTCTAGGCTTTTAAATTCATTGCAACGAGGTTCCACTAGGGGTTCTGATCCATTCTATTTTTCTCCAGGCTATAGATCTTCTTCTGGAATGGATACTGCGGGATCTTCTGGATCTTCAGTCCTTGGCTCTGCATTAAGGGTTGATTCGGGTATTCCAACATTTGGAACGCCAAAAGGTTCTAAGAAATCAAATGTTTGGAATGTTTCATCGTTAAAATATAAAGACGAAACGGGTGATTAATGGCTAAAGAGATAGCAAGACTTCTTAGAACCGACATGATGGCAGACATGACGATGCCAGCATTGGCTCAATTGCTACAGAAAAAGGGTAGAGGAAAGGATACGATCCTAGCCCACATTACCCCAAGCGAAGCCCGAAAACTCAAAAGAGATGGCGGGGCTGGAACCATTAATCCTGACACTGGATTACCTGAGTTTCTGTTTGAAGGCGATGATTACATTGGAGAGCCGGAGGATGTGGCTGCGGCCTATCCAGAATATTATCAAGGCGGTGTATTGTTGAATGAAGATCAATACACACAATTTAATCCAAGTTCTGAGCCAGCAGAATCTGGCTACACTCCTTTTAATCCGGCCACAGAACGAGCAGATTACACTCCTACTCCGGCTGAAATGGTGGCAAGAAATCCAGATCTTTACGCTAGAGCATTGCCACCTGGGGCTGGTACACAAACAGCATTTGATAAGGGAGCGCCCTTTGAAGTGCCGAGAACAAACGCTCCTGCGGCAAAAACAGAAGAAGGAATGTCTGACAAGACAAAAGAAATGCTTTTAAAAGGAGCATTAGGGCTAGGGACGGGGCTTGCAGGGGCTTATGCTGGTCGTAAAGCTGCTCAACAGGCTCAAGCGGCCAAGGGTGAGCTTTCTGCATTGGGCGTTCCATACCAGCAAAAAGGTAAAGAATTACAAGATGCTGCATTGCGGGGTGAATTAACTCCTGCCGGCCAGAAACAGGTTCAGGCAGCTAGAGCGCAATTAGCTCAAGGAGTAGAGAAACGCGGTGGTGTTGGTGCGGCTCAAGCGGCTACTCAATTAGCTGGATTTAAGCAACAATTGCTTGATACTCAATACAATTATGGTCTTAAGGTAGCTCAGATTGGCGATTCATATGCTGCCAATGCAATACGGTTAGGTCTGACTCAGGACAGGGAAATGGCTACATTGATGGGTGGTTTGACCAGTGCGGCAGGTTCATTTATAGGTGGTCAACCTAATGTTCCTGGGAGATAGCTATGGCTGAAGCGGCGCTTGATCCTGCAGAACAATTCTCAAAAATGAGCAGGGAAGTTATAGATCCTATTCAGGCATTGCCTTTAAAAGAACGTGCGCCTAAATATCAAAGTGCTATGGCAGAGATGTTGCCGCAGCAGATCCAGGCTGGCGTTAATCTTGAGAAGGCAAAATCAGATAGAGATATTGGAGTAAAGCAAGCCGGCGCTGAAGAAGGCCAGCGTCAAACTATCTTGCAACAAAATGAGATGGAAGCGGGGCTTGCAAAGCGAGATAAACATGTTATGCCTACTTTTACCCCTACTCAAGAGGACTTGGGAACCTACGCGCAACTAGCAAGTTCCATAGCAACGATGGGGCTTCTGATCGGTGCTGGCGGCAAATCTTCTGCCAAAATTGCCATAGCATCCATGACGGGTATGCTCAAGGGTTGGAAAGAAGGGCGCAGAGATCTGTATGAGCGTGAATCTAAGAACTTTGAAAAAGAATCTACTCGTATAAGCAATATCAGAAAAGACATACAAAACGACCTAAATATGGCTATGAGACTGTGGCCTACTAAGCGTAAAGACGCAATTGATTTGATAGAAACAGCGCGATATAAGGCCGGAACAGACAGCGTCCTTGGCGCGATGTTATACAAGGGTAATTACGATGGCGCTATGAAGCTGCTGGAGTCTGCTCGCAAGACAGACGAGGTTAGGTTAAAAGATGAAGCAAAAATAGAAGCGGCGAAAGTAAAGGCAGCTTTTGACGCGGCGATAGCTAAAGCTAAAATTGCATCAAGTGAAAGTATAGCTGGAAGGCGAATTGCATCTAGTGAAGCAATTGCTAAGGCAAGAATTCAAAGTGAACAAGAAAAAAGTGATGATGCTAGTCGTCGGCAAATGTTCAGACTTGAAGCAGAAAGACAAGCAAAAATAAGAGCATCAGATGAAAAAGCTAAAATTGCCAGTCTTAAGCAAGTTGGAAGGCCAACTTCTGCGACTAATGAGCGTTATGCTAATAACGTATTTCGTTCTAGCAATGAAATTTTAAGAAGTTTGCAATTAATAGAAAGTATGGGAATTTCTGGTGGTGGCGGCATATTGGGAAATGTTGTAGGAAAAGGAACAATTCCATCTGAAGCTCAAAAAGCTATAGGGCAATATTTCACCACAGACCAAGAAAAAATGTATAACACGGCTGCGTCTGGTATGGCCTATGAAATGGCAATGGTTCTTGGTGGTGGTTATAAGCCTGACGTTACAACTCAGACCAAGATAGAAACATATTTGGCTGTTGGGCCTAATGACACTATTGGAACATCAGCGTATAAATTTGCTGACGTTGCCGCAAAGTTAAAAGCAGCATTAGAGGTTGCTCCTGCATACAGCGAAGATCAGAAAAAATCTAGGACAAAACTTCTTGAAGATTTAAATAAATATGCTTCTCCAGAAGAAGTCTATGCAAGAGTTTATGGGCCTGGTAAAGAAGAGGAGCCATTGGTAAGGGGTGGGGCT